CCAGCGCGTTCAGGCGCTCCTGATACGTAACCTTGTCGCCAAGTGCAGCCAGCTGGCGTTTGTACTCCAGCGTCTCATCTTTATGCGCCAGCAGGGATTTCTCCTGTGCGGACAGCTGGCGACGTTGTGCCGCCTCCTCCAGTACCGCGAACTGACTTTCTGCCTTCCACAAATCCCGGCGCTGCTGGCTGATTTTCTCATTTGCTCCGGCATGCTTCTCCAGCGTCCGGAGTTCTGCCTGAAGCGTCAGCAGGGCAGCATGAGCACTGTCTTCCTGACGATCGCCCGCAGACACCTTCACGCCGGACTGTTTCGGCTTTTTCAGCGTCGCTTCATAGTCCTTTTTCGCCGCCGCCATCAGCGTGTTGTAATCCGCCTGCAGGATTTTCCCGTCTTTCAGGGCCTTATTCAGTTCTTCCTGACGGGCGGTATATTTCTCCAGCGGCGTCAGCAGACGCTCATACGCCTTCTGCGCCTCTCCGGTATACTTCAGCTGTGATGCGTCCCGTTCGGCCCGGTCCCTGGCGGCCAGTTCACCGGCTTTTTCCATATCCGACTGCAGCGTGGCCGCTGCCAGCCCCAGACGGGCATTTTCCCGGTCATTCCATGCACCCTGAAGGTTCGCACGAAAAGAGGCGGTTTTTCCCCGGCGCTGGCTCCGGCTCTGGTACCACTGCCATTTTTTATCCGCCTCATCAAATGCCTTCTGTGCACTGGCGAGCATATCCGCTGAGGACTCAGGACGACCGATATCCAGAATGGCATCCCACATCGATTTGAATGCCTTCCCGGTTTTATCCGCCCAGGTCTCCAGTGTCCCCATGTTTTCTTTCAGGCGACGGGTCTGCTCATCAAAGCCTTTCGTGGCGATATCGTTCGCCGCCTGTAAGGCCCCGGCCTCATCACCGGAACGCTGCAGCTGCGCAACANACGCAATCTGCTCTGCCGTCACGTTACGGAACTGGCGCGCCATCGCAATCAGCCCCGACGTAGGGTCGGTGGTCAGTTTTCCGAAAGCCTCTGCAACCTTGTCCACCTCCACACCGGATGCAGAAGCAAAACGCGCGACACTCTGGTTGATGGCATCAAACTGTTCACCACCACGCACACCGGCATTCACCAGGGCTGCCAGTGACTCACTCGCCTGGTTAAACGTCAGCCCTGCGGCCTGTCCGGCTCTGGAGAGCGTCAGCATGCGATCGGCAGTCAGTCCGGACTGATTACCGGAAAGAACCAGGGTTTTATTAAACGCTGAAAGCGTGGAATCCCCCTGGTACCAGGCGTACGCCAGCGCACCTGTCGCCACCGCCAGCGAGGTGACCCCGACCATCGGCAGGGTGATCGCACCGGCAAGCCCCCTGAACATGGGGATCATCCCGCCGAAGGAGTCCTTCACCTGACCGCCCTGTTGCAGCAGGATCAGCCAGGGATTCTGACCACCGGCAAGCTGCGTGGCGATATCCGTAAACTGTGCGGGCAGGGTTCGCATGGCCGCTTTATACTGCCCGACGGAAATCCCGGCTTTTTGTGCAGCCAGCGCCTGGCGGCTCAGGCCCTGTTCAACAGCACTGGCGGTTTTTCTGGCGTCGGTATCCAGACCTGAAAAATGACGCCTTACCCGGCTCATCTGCTCATCGAAACGGACCGCATCCAGACTAAGGTCAATAACAAGATCACCAACCGGCTGGGACATATCTCACACCTCCGGAAATCCCCGCTGAAGCCATCATTAATGCGGCATCATCCACCATGACATCCGCCACATCCGCAGACGATAAAATATCGCGCCCTCCGTCCCCACCGAACCGGACGCCTCCGGCAAGTCCTGCCGCTTTCTGCATCAGCATTTTGTCCTCATCCGGCCTCTCCACCTGCTCTTCCTCATGCCGGGGGACAAGCAGACTGAAATCAGAGGGATGCATATCCGGATCGCAAAAAAACAGGCTGAGTACAGCGTACGTCAGCCCGGAAAAATGCATATCCAACTGGGTATCGTGAAAATAATGCGTGCGGTAAAAATGTCGCCAGTCGGCATATTCGGTGGATGTCATCCCGGCAAGCATGGCGCGCCAGTCAGGCCTCCCCATCTCACGCGCCAGTCTGAGGGCAAAATTCAGCTCGCCGTCGAAGACTTTCCCGCAGAAAAATCATCATCAGTCAGCGCGTTATTTTTCGCCACTTCGGTAATATCCGTATCCACATGAACAGGCCCGCTCATCCCGGACAGACGCAACACCACATCTTCCGCCCGGGCAATGGCATCAGCAGGCCAGGTGGTCAGGACTTCCTGCTCAATCTGCATCACGGCCTCATTCATTGACGGTGACCCCGTTTTCTGCGGATGGTTATGCCACAGGGACATCGCCACCAGAAACGCGCCGGTTCTGACGAGATCTTCCACGCTTACCTGCAGGTTGCCGCTGGATTCTGCCTGTTCTGCACGCCGTTTCAGGAGGGCAAGATGCTCAATACGCTGCAGCGCAGACAATTCGGAAAGCGTGACAGACACACCGTTATATTCAAATTGTTCTGTTTTCAGAAACATGTATGACCTCCGTTTACCCTGCAGCGCCCGCTTCAGTAACGGTGACTTCAGCTACCGTGGCAAACTGACCATTACCGGAAATCACGGGGATACTCACTTTTCCAGCCTTAACCCCCGTCACAGTGATCACCATATCTTTCACAGCAATGGTTCCCGTTGACGGATCGGCGGAAACCGCTCTGAACGTCTTGTCGGTTGCACTTTCCGGCTCAAAAGAAACAGTCAGGGTGGTTGTTTTTCCTTTTTCCACGGTACCGGATGTCGGTGTCACCTTAATTGCAGTGGCCGGCGTAATTTCGCTGCGTTCTTCCGCCACGGAAGGTTTGCCCACGTTGGTCACTTTCACTGTTCGGGTGATCACTTCTTTCGCCGTCACTGCCTTACCGATACTGCTGATCCAGCCACGAAACACATCCACCGTGCCATTCGGAAAACGGATTTTATAGGCCCGCACATCCCCGCTTTCAAACCAGCCTATAAGCCCTTTCTGACCTTCTTCTCCCGGTTTCCAGGCCAGTGTAAAACTGGTATCACCTGCAGATTTCTGTCCCTGCCCGGTCGCGCTCCAGTCCGCGTCTTCATCATCCAGGTAGTTATCATCGTAGGATTCTGCCGTCATCTCGCCCGGCGTCAGATCCTTCACCTTAGCCAGTCGCTGCCAGTCATCATCTGACAACGGGTTTGCATAAGCATCACCCTTGCCGGTGTAAACCCACAGAGTGGTACCGGCACCTTTTACCGGCGCCAGGGGATTTGGTGTTGGCATATCGTCCTCACATCTCGTATGTAATGGAATAAGTCAAATCTGCAGAGCTCCATAACGCCATATCGTCATCACGACGATAGTCATAGCCCTGCTGAACCATCGTGGTAATCATCCCTGCCAGTGCAGGGATCGCGGACATCGCCGGATAAATCCGGGACTCCATCCACGAATCCAGCTCTGAATCCGGCACCTGAGCAGGCAGGAAAACTTCAATATGCAGCTCCGCCTGCCAGGTATCGCTGTCCAGCGCTTCGCCCGTGTATTCAGCGCCGGTGAGATAAACAGCAATTGCCGGAAAATCCGCCTCATCAAAAACAGCGGGGCGACCATCAAACAGCGTCGCCCCGTGTTCATGCTGCTCGAGTGCATCCAGCACTGCAGCACGGATATCAGTATGTTTCATCGCTTTATCACAATCCTTAGTTGTTGTTTCAACGCATAGCCCAGTTCTTTTGGCAGACGTTCTCGCCGGATACGGTTAACGTTCTCATCAAAAGCCTGCTTCAGTGGGGCCGCCATCGGAATTTTAACCACCTGAATGGGAAGACGATTACGCTTTTTCCTTCCTTTATCGTCATTGCCCTTCGCATACCGGGCTTCTGGCAAACGTTGCATAACATGCCAGCGCCCATTATTTAATCGCTGGATGAATGCCCGCTGATAACGATGCTGACCGGCTTTAAGTATGCTGTTCGGACGATGACCAAGCATCCTGATCCCCAGCTTAATAGCAGGGAGATCACCGCGGTTAACGATAATTCTGGCATTCGGATTTCTGACCGTCGCCCGTTTCAGTCTGGACCGTTCCTTTACCAGTTTCCGGCTCACCCTGGTCTCCCGGGCAACCTGTGATGAAGACTGATTAATCGCCGTTGTAGCCACGCGGTTAATAGCCATTGCTGAAGCCGACGGAATGGCGTTTTTACGAACCCGGCTCAGATTTTCAATCGCCTGATCAAGCCCTTTTATCGCCATAATTCACCCTGCGTTTATCGTCGCCGGTTAACTGCGGGTGGTTGCCCACGGTTCAGCCAGAGATAACAACTGCCCCCGTCATCCGGAGAAACACGATCCACCCAGAACGTCTCACCATTAATGGTCAACGTGTCACCACGCCGCACGGCACGAACCGTATCCGTCCGCACAAATAATGACGGGCTGCTTCCTTCAATACGGATCCCACTACTGGCAAACCCCAGCGACTCCGGATCGTCAAAAACCCCCTGAACTTCGCCGCCACGCTGTGCACCGGAGGTGAACTGCGCACTGATGCCCATCACTTCAACAATCGTACTGTCCACCCCGGCAAGGGCGGCATCAAAGGCATTCTGAAAATCACGCATAAACAGCCATTCCACCATCAACGTGTGTTTTTGCATCTGAGGACATAATCAGAATCACCCGACCAACATCCGCAAGCTCAACGGATTCCCCCGTTTCACCATCAACGCCACAGAGATGGAGGCAGGTCAGAACTCTGATGCGCGTTAACGCGCCGGATGTTTCCTCACGAACATCATGAGCCGCGTTTTCCCTCTCCCGGATATCCATATTCATAACCTGTACATCATCGCCGGATGACTGCATTTCCTCTTCCCATTCTGCCACCCGCTGCGCTATCTCTGCGGCACTCCCGGATATATCCGGCTCACGCCCCAGAATCAGGGCCAGTTCATCAAGCCGTTTCAGATTTTGCTCTTTCGTTGCCATATCA